AGTTGGCTTCTTTGCTGTCTTAGCTGCTGCTGTTAAAGCTTTATCTGTAACAGAACCTTTACCTTTTTTACTAGTACCTTTTTTCTTGGCTTGGTTCATGTAATAGTAAAGACCTTTTTTAACAGTTCTACCATCTTTAGTAACATGTGTGTCTCCACCTTTACCAAATTGTTTTCTCATCATTCCGCCACCCATAGCCATTGTTCTTTTTTTGCCTTTTGTTGCACCGGCAATTCTATCGGCTTGTGTTGCATTTGGGTTTTTGTCTATGCCAGCTTTTACACTTAACATTCCAAAATCTGATCCACCACCTTTAGCTTTTTTCTTTTCAACGTCTTTACCTTTTTTATAACTCATTCTCATGATTATTCTCCTTTAGCTTTTTTAAACATTTTACCTATTACTTCATTGTTGTCTTTTATAATTTGTTTTTTTCTATCTGATTCTTTAATAGCTTTTCCTTTAGGAGCAAATGTAAAATCTTTGCCTTTAAATTTTGGGTTTGCAATTTCAAATTCCGTTTGTTTTAATTTTGCAGAAGAAGCTTTTGTTTTTTGTATTTGTTTAGCTAGTTTACTTTTAGCTGTGCCTAATTTTGTTGTATTAACTTTTGTTTTAACTTTATTGATAGCTTGACCTATACCTGAAGCCATTTTTTTACCTATATTAAAATATGCTGACATTATCTTCCTACCTTTTTCATTGCTTGATTATGTGATTTTTTAAAAGTTATACCTTTTTTCATTTTCTTTTTCATTGTAGACATATGCTTTGCAGTGTGATGCACGCTATGTTTTTTTAAAGTATTTTTTTCTTTTTTATCAATCATTATTTTTTTGCTCCGCCTTTAAAAATTTGTGTTCCTTTTATACCATAAATAGATGCTACTACAAGTATCCATAAATTAGTAAACCATTTAGGAAGCTCTGAAAACATCTCAAAAAACAGTTTTACTTTGTCCATCGCTGTCGGATCGTCACTTACGACTGCCCAGGCCAGGATTGCGATTGGCAAACTTAAAATTATTAAAACTGCCTCGTCCTTCCAATCTGATTGACGTGCTTCTAATAGTTTTCCTTGGTAAGCTTCAGTCCCATCGGCCATTTTTGATGCATGCATAAGCTGTGCATCTGACATTGCCATTTTAGTCTTCTGCTTGTTAGCGTAAATTTTACTACCAGCAGAGACGGCTAATTTTATTGCCGAAAACCACATACTAATACCAAGTTACGTCTTTTTGTTTTCTTGCAGCACCAGTTCCTTTAACCGGATTAGTGTCACCTTTAGCAATTTTGTTTTGTCCTCTAAAACTTTTCTCTGATTTAGGGTCAACAACTTTTGTTTGCTCTGGCATTACTATTTTTTTGCCGCCTGTTTTGTAATTCATCATAATATACTCCTTTTACCTGTTTGGTTTCATGTTAGCAAGCTCAAATCTTGCATCATTTGCAATTTCTTGCTTTTCAAGTGAAGTATCAGCACGTAATTCTGCTAAATCTTCGTTCTGTTGCATTTTTTGTTGATCAGATTGTTGTGCTTGAAGTAGTTTAGCTCTATCAAGTTCTTGTTTAGCAGTTGCTTCTTCCTGTTTACGTTGATTCTCCATTGCTTTTAAATCAACTTCTCTTGATTTTAGTTTTAATAACGGATCAGAATCAAATTGTGATGTTATTTCTTTTTCTTCCTTCATAAAATCACCTGTCATCTCTGCAATCAACACAGCTTTTCTAGCTTCAATACCTTGAGTCATCTCAGCCAACTGTTGTTGTGCTTGAGGGTTAACTGCTGCTTGTTGTGCAAGCTGTTGCATCTGCATCATCTGTTCTCTGTATTCTAATTGTACTTGTTCTGTTGCCATCAAACTAATATGTTCTAAAATATTTTTTTGTATTGCTGCCATAACCGGTGGATTGTTTCTAACCAAGTTAAGTGACATAAAATTTAAGTGCGCTGTAACATGTGCTCTATGATCTTGTGCTGGAAATGCTTGAAATTGTTTTCCACCCAATGCATCAATGTGTTCTAATGATGGATCCTTAGGTGCTTTTGGTGGCGGTGGTGGTAGAATTCTATCTATATCTTTTATACCTAACGCCTCATACATTTTTCTAAATGCCATGTACAAATTATGTATTTGCGGATTTGACATTGCAAGTTGTAATCCAGTTTGAGCTAAAGATATTCTTTGACTCATTGAGAATATGTTTGGATCCGCAACCGGTAATACATCGACTTTATCATCAAAGTCTGCAACCTTAATATTCTTCTGTCCTCCTACAACATCGTACGGATATTCTGGTGGTAAGTATGTAGAAAATACTTTGGCCAGTAATTTAAATTCTGATTTTAATCCCACATATAATCTTTTATGGATTGCTGACATAACTCTAGAACCACGTTCTAAAAGAGCCACAGTCGTACCAACAGCCGCCTGCTGGTTCCCGTCACCGACTTGCATGTCAGCAATTGACGCGAATCTCTGTCCTGCTTGAACAACTATTCCCATCAACTGTAATAATGTAGCTGAAGGTTCTTTGTATGGAAGGAATACGAAAGCATCTTTTAGATTGCCACCCGGAGTATCTACATCTTTAAATTCTCCTGGTTGTATTGGTGTAGCATCGTCTTTGACTCTAACACCTCTTTGTTTAAAACCTGCGGGTAAATTTGATAAAGTCCCTGCGTCTAACAACTGACGGAGAGCCGCCGTTGCCGTACGACTCAATCCGCCAATCATATGTATCAATCCAAATCCGTAAAATCCTAGTCCTGGCAGAAATTTAAAGTGGACAAAATATTGGATCTTAGCTTTAAGTGGATCATTGGGCGCGAAGTTTCGTCTTACCGACAAAACTTTTTGACTACCTTCTTCGATTGTAACGACGTAAGGTAATTTTATTTCAGTTGGTTCTCCATCCTGACCAACATCTTCAAAACCTTCTAAATCTAAATTAACATGACACTCTAACAACGTATATAAATTTTCTGCTTTAGATGTTCTTGTTACACCTTCTAATTCACGTTCTTTATCTGTTACTTTATCTGCATCTGATACGTCAGATGGTTTTGATAATTCTATATCTGAATAAAAACCATTTACTTGTTGTTTTCGTAAATCGTTTTCAGAAATTTTAATAACATGGATGACTGATTCCGCATCGTCTAATGAAGTAGCCGTATATGGCACAACAAGGTCATCTGCAGGGACAAACTTAGAAACTGCTCGTCCTAATAAATCATCATAGTAAACTTTTTTAAATGTCGAACCTGCTAGAGGTAAATGAAATAACATCTGATCAAATTCTGGCTCATACTCTTTCATTTGATCTAAGATTTGGTAATTCATAAAATCTTTTACTCTTTGAGACTGTTGCTCTTTTTGAGGACTTGATACACCTAAAATTTGTGTTCTAACCGGTCCATCACTTGGTAATAATTCTTTGTAAGCTAATGCTTGAAATTGAGTTACAGCTTCTGCTAATACTGGGTGCGTTGCACCTGACGCTCCTTGGAAAGGTTCGTTACGATTGTCGTATTTAAAACCTAAAAGATCTAAACCATTGATATAAGAACTTTCCCAATCTTTTCTTGATGATTTATAATCTTGATAGTCACCTCTAAGTTTTGATCCTAAAGGATCTAAAGTTGTTTCTGGTAATATGTCAGCTAGGTTATCGAAATGTGATTCCGCACCTGCTTGGTTCACGGCACCCGGGTCAAAATTAATAGTTGCACCACCATCTTCTTCTGGTGTTACTTCTACCGGTCCCTGTTCTGTTTCTTGCTCCGCAACATCGACCTCTTGTTCCTGCCCAGGAACTTCTAACTCGGTACGTGTGTTTGGGAGAGCTTTATCTATTTCTGCCATTTAATCTCCGTTATCGTTTCTTAACATTATTAAACAAAGAACGCAACCCTTGTGAATCAGGGTTCATTGACTTTGTCATTGCGCCTTCTGGATCACCACCCGATAGTCCTGCTATACCACCACCTGCCATATTTGCAATGCCTCCGGCATCAGCTATTTTTTGAGTTTGATCTTGTATTTTAAAAAAATCTCTAACATCATCGCGCCCTGTTACAGGTTTACTACTAGTATCCCCAGGAAAATTTATAGGGGTATATTTATAATTAAGTTCTTTAGGATCTCTTCCATAACTAGTGTAAATTTCATTTATTTCTTGATCAGTATAGCTAGGGTATAATTCTTTCATTTCATCCATTTTTTTATTTGTATATCTTTCATCAAAAATTGGAGCTGTACTAAACTTTGGTAATTTATTTAATATACTTCTGTTTGCTTCTTGTGTACTTAAAATATCAGTAGCCGTATCTTTATTACGAAGAATATTAGGGTTATTTATAGTTTCTAATATGTTTCCTTGAATATTAAAACCACCAGGTTTATTTAATTCATTTATTGTCATGTTAATTTGTTTTAATTCATCTTCTCGAGATTGCATATCCACGCCTTCAAAACTTTCTAAATCTAAATTATCTTTATTTTGTTCTAATGAATATTGTCTATCATATAATGATTGTAAAGAATCAGCTTGTTTGTATGCCGTAGATAATTGTTTAAGTTGATCTATATCAACACCACTTCCTTTTAGTCTTTCAAACTCCATAGCTTCTACATCTTGTTTCCATTTAGGACCTAGTATTGCATTTAAATTTTTTCCAATAGCTTCTTTTAAAGGTTTGCCTGCTGCTACATCATAACCAACAAAACCAGCTGCAAGCAAAGCTTCTGCTGCTAATGCTTGTGGACCTACTAAACCTTTTAATGACAAAGCACCTTTACCAAAGTTTAAAATTTTTTTAGACATAGATAATTCTGCTTTAGTTCCCTTACCCGTTGCCACAATTCTTTCTAATTTTTGTTTACCTCTGAGTGCACACGATGAACCTTTATTAAATTTAATTCTACCGCCAGATGCAGCTTGTAATCCTTTAGGACAACCTAAAATACCTAATTTTTGTGTTATATCTTCAATAAGTTTTGGATTTGTTTTTAATGTTTTGTTAAATAATTTTGTTGTTTGAGTTTTAGCTGTTTTAAGTTGTGTTTCCGGGGAAGTTTTATCTGCTCCTATTGATTTATTATTAACATAGTATCTTGTATTTAATTTTTTTAATTCAGTATTTAATTTTTTTTTTGTTATATTTCCTTTTTTATATTCTATCATTTTTTTACCAGCTTGATCGTTTTTATCTTGCAATAATAATTGTATTTTTTTTGAAGGAGATTCTGTCATTGATATTTGGTGGTGAAGGTGTAAAGGATTATCTTTAAAATATTTCGAAGACATTTTATCAACGTATCTTGGGTCAGCTTGTAAAAAATTTTGCAATTCATATAATTTTGGTACTTTTTCATAAGCTGAAAAATAACTACTTATTGCTTTATTGGGTAAAGCTCTTTTATATTTGTCTGCAAGTTTTGCTAAATTGTTAACATTTTTAAAATCTGGATGGTCAGTTATTAATTTTGAATTTTTACCTAATTTACCTTTGTATCCTGCTTCATAGTAATTTACTCCTGTTGATTTATCTGTAACTCCTAAAAATTTACCATCTTTTATAATTTTTTTGTAATTAGGGTTATCTTTAGAAGCATTTGACAGATATAGAAGAAGTCTATTTCTTTGTTCTGCTAAAACACCTTTCCCTTGATTATTAGAAATAAATGTAGATTTTTTTCTTTCAGCTGAATAATATTCATCTTTTTTCTTTGTTAAAAATTCTTCTTTGTATTTAGGATCTTTTTTCTTTTCTGCCATATATTTTTTTTGATATTCTTTTTTCTTTTGTAAAAAAATTTCGGGGTCTCTGTATTTAGATCTAGTGGTATGGGATGCATCTAACCATTCTTTTGGAGTAAATGCTTTTTTAGTTTTTGGGTTTTTATATTTATTATTTTGTAAATCTTCTAACAGTTTAAATTTTTCTTGGTAAGCAGATATAAAAGGTCTACCTAATTTATCTTTTTTGTTTTTTAAATCTTCTATTAATTCTACTCCTTCTATGTCATCACTCTTATACCCGGGCCGTGATCCGTCGTCAGTGGGTTGTACTAATTGGCCTTGATTGTACATGTTCCGTGGTTCTTGGTCCATGGAGCTTGGCTCACGGACAAACTCATTAAAGGCTCCTGTAGCGTCACCTCTGTCGTCTTTTGTATAATGTAATTGTGCGTCTTTATAATCTTTTATTTTCATTATTCCCCTAGCATACCGGCTAGTCCGCCTGTTGCATTTAGTTTACGACCTTTGTTTAAGATAGGTTGTATTCTTTTTTCTAGATCAATTTTAATTTGTTCGTTACTAGGAAATTGATAACCTTTATGTCTTTTCATGTATTCAGCAGTAGATCTTTTTATGTCCTCTAGTTGTCTAGCTTTTTTGTTTTTTTCAGTATTACCAACCATGTTTTTTAAAAACTGTCTTTTATCAACAAAGTCTTTAACTGTTTCTAATTTTTTAGGTTTCTTTTTAAATAAATTCATTATTCCATCTAAAACACGTTTACCTTTACCATAACCAATACGACCGCCTGTTGCTTGTTTTCTTCTAGTTGTGCCTTTGAATGTTTGTATAATTTCATCAGAACCCATTCCTTTGTCCATCATTTTAAAACTTTCGTCTAGGGTTGCTAGCACTTCAGCTTTTCTTTGTGGGTTATCGTCAATTAAAATTTTGTTAATTAAATCATCTGATATTCCTGGATATTTTAATTTTATCTGTGCTGCTTCAGCATCTTTAGTTCCTCTCATATTATCTAGATCATCTAAACCTTTTTCAAAATCAAAAGATTGTAAATATTCTAACTCATCTCTTTCATCTATACTCATTATTTGTGAACGTCCGGAGTCTTCTGCTTCTTCAAGTCTTCTCTCTAATAATTTTTTTCTACCAAGAGATTTTGAACCTGGTTCTGGATCTAATTTACCTGTTCTATATTGATCATACATATACTTCATGTAATTCTCTTGTTCTTTTCTTAGTTTGTTTGCAGAAGCAACCGTGCCATCAAAATCATTAGTATATTCTAAACCGCCAATATCCATGTCAAGTTCTGCAATCTCGTCTTCGTCTAACATTCTTTTGTCATTTAATCTATCATCAGCTTTTTTAAACATTTCTCTGTCTAATGCTTTCTTTGGTCTTTTAATTTTGTCTACCGTTGTAATTGATTTTTTACCAAATTTATTTTTTATTAAATCTAATAAAGTCATTACACCTTTACCTTTTGCAAAACCAATACGACCGCCGTCTGCCATTTCACCTGGTTTAGCTTTATGAATTATATCTCCTGCTTTTGTTCTTCTAATAGCTTCCGGTAATTCTTCTCCAACCTCTCTAAATATATCATCAGAAATAGTAGTAGATTCATCAACAACCTCTCCTGTAAATCGTCCATCATTTCTTAAAAAAGCTGTACCTTCGTCGTATTCAGATGCAGTCTTGATAGGTTTACCACCTTTGCCTATAATATTTTCACCTGGTGTATAAGCCATATAAGTTTCTTCGGTTAAGGGTTGACCATAATAACTACTTTCCTCACTTATTTTCATTCTTTGAATTTCTTGTCTACCTGTTGAAACATCTTCAGTTAATTCATAGTCTTTATATCGTTTAACTTTTTGTCTATCGGCTAATGCACCGGTTTCAGTTATATCATCACCTAATGTTTTAATTTTTTCTACTAGCTTAAAGAAATATGGAGGAGGTGTGCCTGATCCTGCAGTTTGTTTTACAGTCTCTGTTACAGCTTTCTTAGTTGCTTGCTTACCACCAAATCCAAGTAGTCCTGATTTAAGGCCCGCGATTCCTGCACCAACACCACCCATTAATTTTAAGAATGCACGTTTGCCCATTTTAAAGTTTTGTCTTGCTGGTCCACCATCTGCATAACCTTCTTTCATAGCTTTTTTAACAGCTTCACCAAAATCAAAACCTTCCTCCATTAAGTCTCTAACCCTTTTACCTAACGCTGCTTTTTCTGCATCTTCATCAGCAACACCGTTGCCATCTTGATACCCAGGTCTTGCTGGTCCACCTTGTGCAAAAGATTTACTAAAGTTAATCATTTGATTATCTTTATTTCCTTTAAATTTTATTGATCCATTTTTTAATTTCATCATTAATATTAAATTAGCTATCTCTCTATCAGTTGTGTCTTTTTCTAAAGTATCGTCTATATCTTTAAAATCAAATTTATCCTTACCTTTTAAATATTCTATGCCAGCAGAAAAAGGTCCTTGATTATACATTAACGTTCCACCATATGTTAAATCTTGTAAATCTACATTTTTACCATCACCTAAACCTATATTACTTTCACTAGCTGTAATTTTAGGATACACTTTTAAACCATCTTGATACCCAGGTCTCTCACCCAGTAATCCTGCAACACCGCCGCCTGCAAATGCTACAGGGTCACCTATCGTATTTGCTCTTTTAATAATTTGATTTGTTGTATCTCCGTAAAAATCTCTTGCATAAATTGCATCATCAACACCATAACCTCGTTTTACTATGTTATCCATATACTCTCGTTCTGTTAGTCCTGCACGTTTTAATTTATCTGCAAAATCTAATTTCTGTACTTCTGGTGATTGATATGGAATTACGTCACGATCAGGGATAAGTTTTTTAGAACCTAGCATTTTTGCTTTTGCCGCATCGGCTGCTTTTGATGCTTTAAGAGATTCCATAACTTCTTTAAATTTAGGATCAACTTTCATGATACCTGTCATTTGTTTAAAATCACCTTTTTTACTAGCG